TTAGCTGTAAATGTAACTCCACCATTACCAGCAGATCCTGCTGTGCTAAGATAATTAATAATAATTTTATTACCAGCAACTGGAGCTCTACCAAATGATACACCATCACCAAAATTTAACTCATAATATCCATTAGGCATTTCTCTTAATGTATAATAAGCTGAAGTAGAATCTACTGTTACTGCTCTACTTAATTCAGTATAAGTGTCGTAATCTTCTGATGTTGTAGAATTATATACATCTACAACTGCAGTTTTAATATCCATATTTGGATCTGGTATTATATAAACTTGTCTATCAGATGTTTCACCAACATAAAAAGTTTTTGTAGTTACTTTACCTTCATATGCCATAATTTCTTGAACACCAGTATCTGTTGTAAATGTATATACGCCATTTGCTTCTATACCAGTATATTTTTGTCTAGTATGAAATTGATATGTATTGCCATCAATATTTGTATTAAAAGTAAAACCAGAAGGAAGAAGAATTGAAGTAGGTCTTCCTATAACTAAACCAGTATTGATACTTACTCTTAATGTAACTTTTGAAGATGTTTTTGATGCAACATCTAAACCAAGCATTTCTGCGTGTGATACTACCGAAGGTCTTAATTGTGCTGTATCAAGAAATGATTCGTTTAATGCAAAATTAGCTATAAGTCCATTATAGTGTGTATTATATGCTAATACATCTAAAATATTATTTAAACCCGATGCTTCAAAATCATAATCTGCAAACTCAGATTTTGCTTTGAAAAAAGTTTTCAATGAAGACTTAATATTTTCAAAGTCAAGCTGCGTTGATGTAATATTAGTTGCCATTTATCTTAGCCTCGCTACTGATGTTTCAATGACTTCTATTGAGCCTGTTGAAATTACTTGAAACTCTATTCTACAAAAAATATTGTTTAAGTCTGGTTGAATTACTGATTGAACATTTATAAGCCTAGCTCTTGGTTCCCAATTTTTTATTGCCATTGCAATTTCTTCATTTACATCATCTTCTATTAAATCATCATTTAATTCAAATAATAAACCTGATAAATCAGCACCAAAATCATGTGAAAACGGTTTTTCAAATTTATTAGTCATTAATAAATTCTTTATGGCCTGTTTAACTGCTGCAGCATCTTCTTTTTTAAAAACATCACCATTAGTTTTTTTATTAAATGATAAATTAATATCCTTGCTCGTCCGCGTTCCCGAAGTAATAATACTCGGAGTAGATAAAATGCCATCTTCTGTTGCAAAAGCTCTTGTTACCATTTTGTTTATCTTCTATTGTTTATTCTATTTATACATTTATTTGTTATTTTAAACTCCAATTAAGGCCTCCGCCGGTGCGAGATGCGCCTAGAATAAAGTCCTCTGCGCCTTCTTCAATAGCTATATACAGATGTTTAGATGGGATGGCTCTACTTATATACACTTTATATTCTGAAGGACCAAATCCATAGCCATTGGATCCATATCTATCAAACCATTCTTTTTCACCTTCAACATCATGATATGTAAGAGTACTTCCTGGAGCATGTTTACCAGCTTTTGCTGCTGCCAATAATTCTTCTCTACTGCCATACGTACCAGATGGTAATTCTGTTTCTATTTTAGCTTTTTTCGGTTTAGGTTCTTGTACCTGTTTTTTCTCTTCAACCGGTTTTGCTGCTTCAGCTTTTGTTTCGGCAGTTTGATAAACTTTATTTGTCCTCGGTGCTGGTAATGATCCACCTTCTTCATCTCTCATAGAAAACAAACTAGCATCCTTATACACAGAAAAATCACCACCCCAGCCAAGACCATGCTCTCGAGCAATTTGCGATATTGCACTAGGGAAATCATGAACTAATGTAGTACCTTTTAAATTCTGAGAAATATTTATGTTTATTCCTAATCCAGATGCGTTTGATGTCCATAAATCTTCACCAGTAAATTCATCTGGAAGATTTGAATATTTTTGAGTAGTGGTCGCATATCCATCAAGAGTTTTGATTTCATAATTATAATCTGGTCCTTCAAGTTTATTAATAAATGCTTGAAAGTTATTCCATACAGCACCAGAAACAAATGTGTAAAAGCCATTTTTTGTTTTAATTTTCTTTAACCCTTCAGCAGTAATTGCCGGCGTTGTTGGTTCTTCAAGTTCAACTGATCCTGTTTCACTTAAAGAGATTTCAATTAAGTCTTTAGTTGATTGAACTTCGTTATTAAAGTGAGTTTCTATTTCTTGCTTAAAAGTAACATTATAATTTTGAGGTATTTCTGGCATTACTACAATAATACTAGCGTACAATATTTTTTCACCAGAAGATAATTCATCAATTTCATAAGTATCATAAGACATTATTAATTTATCATATTCAGCATTATCTTTTAAGTATGCTGCTAAATCAAATGTAACGCCTGGAGATAGATCTCCACTTCTTGAGTTACGTACTTCAAAACCAACTACTCTTCCTGTTGCAGATAGTTTTGTTATAGAATCACTTGGTGCAGAAACATCTGTTGTTCCTAATTTTTGTACCCCTTCAACTATTTTTATGTTAAAGCCTTCCATAAACTTTGGTACTTTTACTAATTTTAATAATTTAACAGTTGCAACTAAATTTCTTGCCATTCTGTGTCTTTCAACTTGACTCATATCATTCATTGTTTCAGAGTTCGGAAAGAATTTAGCTACTGGTATTCCAGGTGAAAGAAGAGTACCCATTTTAATGTCTTTTATATTATTTGGATTATATTGTGCTTCAGGAACAATAAATTTAATTTGCTTTTTAGATGTGTCTGTTGGTTTATATCTAATAGTTTTAGCTCCTGGATCAGCAGCTCCAATAGTATTAGAACCCATTCGTGATTGAGTTTTCTTTCCTAATATTCTGTTGACATGTTCCGGAACTTTTTCTGAATACGAAGAAGATAATGTGTTATTTGCAATGCACTCATTAACAAATGCTAAGTTAGATTTATTTGCTGGGTTCCGTAATTTAATTCTTATTTCAGCTGTGGTAAGTGGTTTATCAGTAACTCCAGCAGTTGTAACTGTTTTATCCATATAATTGTATATGCCATCATCGTCATCTACAAAAACTGATTGTACCATATAAGCAGATTTATCTAAAAATAATGATGTAGTAGTTTCAGTTGGCAATGGTTTTAAATTATCTAATCCACTTGGACCATAATCACTTGCGGCATCAGTTGGCCATTTCTTTGGACCCTTTGTAGTATTTGCTGCAGTCGCATCTACAGCATCAGCCGTAGTATTAACATTTGTAAATCCAGCTGCAACGCCATTTGTTGGCCCTACATTTGCAGTATCAGCAGAAATTGCTTGATCGGCTATTCCAGTTAAGTCACCATGAAATGTTGTTGCATGCATAGATGTTGAATTTACTCGAGTTGAATTGATGGTTTGAGTATCTAATGTATCTGTTGCATACACACTTTTTGTAGTAACAGTGTCCAGAGCGTTTATTGAATGGCCAGTGTACATATTATAGTTATACATTACGATATTCTCACCACCAATAGTTCCGGTATTACCTGTAGCAGTTAAATCCTGAGCAACAATATTAATATTAGGTGATGTTAAACTAATTTCGGTTTGTGATGTAAGAGTTGTAGATCCTTTGTGGTTATAATCTGATTCACCTCTTACAATAAATTCATAATCTTCTTTTACTGAAGTGCTTAGTTTTCCAAGAAATGTATTTGTAACATCTTTTAATACTGTAGTGCTTTTTACTTTTTGAATAGTTTCAGCCATCATACCAATAATTCGTTTAGTATAAGACCCGAAGACATTTACAATCCAATGACCTCCAACTTTTAAATTATAATTACCACCAACATCAAGATTAAAATCTCCACCAATATTCATAGTCAAATCACCTGAATAAGTAAGATTGCCATTTCCTTCTGTAAATAGATGATGATTTCCAGTTATTAAATCAACTCTATTGCCTCTTGCATTAACAATAATAGATCCATCTGGTTTCATTTCAACCCCAGCGCCTGACATATGCTTGAGTAGAATCCTTTCACTGCCGATAGTATCGTCATATAATGCTACATGGCCTTTTGGTGTTGTTTTAATCGAAACCTGCGCAGCGTCAGATGGCGTTGAATGTGTCAATGATATATCTTCACGACCAATTACAGTACTTACATCAGTTTCTAAATTATGAATCGAAACACCGCGTGTACTTTTTTCAGTACCCTGTTCAAAGAAATAATCAGCTGTTGGATTTTCACCTGATGCATCTTCAAAACCAGTTCCTCGAACAGTTCCTAGTAGAAGAGCTCTTCTATTTCGTGCAGATATATTTTCAAGTTCTTTATTATTTAAACTCATTTTTTGCCTACACTTTCTTTATACGATTTAAGGCTATTAATAGGAATCCCTAACATATTTTTTATACCAAGTGCTCCTCGAGTAGCTTCAATTATAGATTTTCCTTCAGCTATAAATTCAGCTTGTTTTTCTCTATCTAACACAACATTTACAACTTCATCTGTAATTAATTCTTTTGGTTTTATTATATCACCTTCTTTTAAAATATCATTATTAAGAAGTTGTACAATTTCATCATATCCATGAGCTAAAATAGGTATAGCTCCAGGTAATGGCGCTGCAGTTTTTACTTGCTCTTTATCTGGTACAGGAGGAATTATAGCTGGAGCTGGAGAGGGCGTAACAAATGGAGCATTATTTTCTGTAATAGCATCAGATAACATAACTTGCTCTGCAACTAATGCATCTTGGTCTACATTTTCTAATTCCGGATCTGTTTGATTAGTAGTTTTAAATCTATTTTTTAAATATCCTCCAACATCAAATCCAGGATCTTGAGCCCAATGTTCAATATCATTATGTCCAAAAACACTACATCCCGGCCATATTGCATAATACGATTTTACTATTATATCAAGAGTTTTCATTTGAGCTGTCGTTAAAGATTCTTTACCATATTTCCAATATTCTTTCTTTTCAGTTGAATAAGAATTCAATCCACCTATAAAGACTACACCGATACTATATTTGTCATGATTATCAGCATGACGACCTTCAATATAAACTGGTCTGCCTCTTTCTATTTGTCCATTTTTCTTTACAACGTAATGATAACCAATGCCATCTTGATTCAGCGCTATAGCTCTTTCATGTACTTCTTCAGCACCTGCATGAGATTGATCTAGAAAATGTTCACTCCAATGCAATACGAGTTCTGTAACTTCTCTTTTAACACTATTAAATTCTGCAACTAATTCTTCAGGTGAATTAACTCGAGTAAATGCGTACTCACCTGGATTTTTAACTTTTCTTTTACTTTCAGAAATTACCGTTTGTGCACCTGACCAATTAGATGCAGCTTGACCTATTTCAATTCTTTCAGATGCAAGAGGAGGACTATCTGCATCATCTGACACAATATTGGTAGAAAGATCTGTTGTAAGACTATTAACCTTTTTTTCAATATCAGTAGTAAGTTTACCTATTTGATTTTCAATAATAGCTCGAGCCTGGCCGGCTGGTATTCCTGGTATTGTTATTTTACCTGTGTCTGGATCTAAGTATGGAACAATCTCTGCACCAAATGTTGTTATTTTACCTGTGTCTGGATCTAAGTATGGAACAATTTTTCCTAATTTAGCGCTTTGTAATATTGCGGCCGAATTAATGTCATTAATTACTGATGTAAATTTTTCATTTTTTAAATTTTTTACGGCTTGTAAAGTTTGATCAACATCTAAAACCGCGCCAGCTAAATCTTTTATTCCTCTTGTTAAATGATCATCTGCCGATAATTTAGCATTTTGAATTAATCCTAATGCGTTGTTAATTTCAGCGTCAACATTTGTTACAGTGTCTAAAATATTATCTACATCTTTAATTGATATATTTAAATCAACATTCAATGCGTTCTGCAAACCACCTAAGCCATTAGTTAATTTTTTTAGCTGATTAGGAAGAGCAGTTACATTGTTCAATGCTCCAGTTAGATTTGTTTCAAGAGCATTAGCAGCAGACTCTAATGCAGCAACTTTTGCTAAACCATCTTTTGCAAAATCTGATAATTCTGCTGGAACAATTCCTTTCATAATTTTATTAAAATCAGGAAGTTCGCCTGTAACTTTATTAATAGCCGATTGAATTGATTGTGGTGTTCCAACTAGTTTATTAGCTTTTTTTATTCCAGATCTAAGTGTTGCAACTGCAGTTTTTGGTGTAAACACTTCTCCAGTATCAGGATTCGTCCATGGTCGAGCACTCATTTGTTGAACAATTTCTTCTTCTGCACTAGTCAAGGCCTTATTCATCTTATCTTCAAGGCCTGGCATTTCATTAGTTAAAGTTGCAATAGGTGCCACCGCTACTAAATTTGCTATACTTTCTTTTGCTACTGGCAAAGATTCGGTAAGTGATTTAATACCATTGATAGAATTACCAACTTTATTTAAAGCTAATTTAGTTTCATTTAAAGCTTTTATTTGATTACTAACTTTATCTATTTTAGAAGTCAAGTTTTGGAAATCTAATGTACCTCGTACATTATTTAATTTATCGTTTAATCCTCTAATATCCATAACTTATCTCCTATGTACCACTAACAAATTTACGATGATACACTAAAGCATGTGTAATTCGAGTTCTTAAAGTTGGTGACCAATATCTTCTACCAGCAGAATCTTTACTAGTTCCTTGTGCTGTGTAAGGACACGCTCCAAATGATCCACCGTAATTTACAAATTTTCTTGATGGTCTTTCATAAAATCTACATACACTATAAGCAGCATTTGGAACATCAGCGCCACATGCATTAACATATCCCCATGCGCTTTTTTCATTATGTGGCCCAGAATCTGTGCATTCATGCCAAATAAATCTGCATTGAGCATCTAAACTTTGCCAGGGTAATCCAACATTTTCTGAAAATTTTATTAAATTTTCCCAACGCTGACCTCTCCATTGACATAAACCAAAAGCTGGCAAACCAACATCATCTGGATTAACTATTTCACTCCATGGCCCGCTTTTAACAAATAGATTTTGGCCTTCGTACATGCTATCATAATCATGCGATCCACTTACTTTACTTGTTGTATAGATTGCATTAAAATCTTTACCTCGTCCAGGCCCAGATTCAGCTCTTATATTTCCCATGAATCCACAAACTTGCGCCGGTTCCATAAAGTTACTAAGTGAAGTAAATATTTTTTCTTCTACACCATTACCTGGCATTGCCTTTGCAATTGCTTCAATTTCTTCAGCGTTTGGCTGAACTGATGGAGCTTCTCCTGCTGAATATACACTATTTGTTCTTGAAGATGTAACACCACCCGCATCTACTAATGGTGATATAAGAGTGGGATCAGAGGCTTGTATATAAGAAGGTTCTTGTATAGTAACATAGCTTCCAAAAATTAGTGGTATTTGAGATAATTCTCCATCTAAAAACATGCCATGAACCATTGCACCTTTTGCCAATACTGAATTCTCTCCTTGGCCCGAAATTCCTGGAGAAGTTGTAGGAATTAAACATTGCGCCCAAGGGAGATCATTATCTTCTATTTCAAGATTATCATGAATGCCAAATATTCTAACTTGCACTCTTCCCATGCCTTTTGGATCGTCATTTCTTCTGACTTTCCCTATAAAAAATCTTGGATTATCACCCCAATATTCATTAGATATACTTTTCATTTATAAGCCTTTATCTTTTCTGATGTGATAATTTACATAATCCTAAAGTGGTAGAAAAAGCACCATCACCTGCAGGACTAAATGTGTGTTTAGCTGTATATATTAAATAATTGCCCGACTTTTTTATATCTAATTCTTGACTATTTTCAACTTTATCATGCATTGCATTCTTTTTAATTTCTACGCTTATTCTATTACTTATAGTCATATTTGCATCTTTTGCTAAAAAGTTTTTACCCGGTACTTCGATAGTTAAACTTGATTTATGCAAATACCCTCTTAATCCACGGGCTGTTACTTTTAAGTTATGCAAATCACCTGTATGATATTCGTTATACCCTCTAATAAGATCAGGCGAACCATTTGGAACTCCACTTTGTGAGCAAGTTGTAGTAATGTTAGTTATTGTTGATGCGTTATATTGACTTATATTTTTACCACCTAACATTGCTTTATCATCATAAACTGGCACATCATCTTCAGGCATAATTCCTAACATTTTTGCTCGGGCAAATGTTTCTCCAGGATTATGTTTTCGTACATGTATTGTTCCACGATACGTATCGATAAAATTATATGTTGAAGGGCCTAAACCAATATTATTATATGTATTCTGGCTTTCAGAGTTTTTCATTGAATAACTTTTTATTATGAAAAGTTTTTCTATTGGTTTTAATGTATGAGCTTTAGCTGCAATCGATTCAGAATAAGTGTATGGTAATAATCCACTTCCAGGATTATTTACTGTTGGTAATTTAAGCATTGTTTCTAAATCTAAAAATCTAATTCTATCATCACCCATACTGGCAAAGATATAAAATGGATAGCCATTGCCAGTTATACACCTATCGCATAACCACGTCAAAGCATCTAAAGGGCCAATATTTGGTATCAATATTTTTAAAGTTCCATCTATTAGTGGTTCAATATCTTTATTAGATAATAATTCGTTATTTAAATAATAATCTGAACCACTAAATGTATATCCATTTAATTCATTTAATAAGCTTTGCATTATTTCAACTGGGTTACTTACAAACCCGCCATCGTTTAATCCGCCGCGGCTTTCAACCGCTTTAAATACTTTATTGATTGCCATTAAATTAGATTGGAAAGCTCTTTCTTCTATTAAATGCAATAATACAATTTCATTGTTATCATTACTTTTTCCAGAATTAGTTACTTTATTTACAATAAAATGTTTAGTGATAGTGTTTATTTTACTGTCTTCAAGTTCTTCACCTGAAATAAGTGTTATTGAAACTCTTTCTGTTCCAAAGAAAGGAAATTTATCTCCTAAATTTTCATTGTCTAAAAATGCTAAATTAGCAGTCAAAAAAGGTTTTTCTATTGATTCAAAAAAGCTTATTTCATTTATTACATTCTTAATATCATAACCTTCAGGCGCAAAGGTCCAACGGTGAGCTGTTATAATCACTGATTGAATTACAAATTCATAAGGATTTGAATACTTACTAACTTCAGCCATTAAAAAAATTACCTACCTATGTTTTCGATGAAAGCCCGATGAACAGATCTTATTACGCTTGGCTTTAATACTTTAATTTTTCTTAATTTGTTATTTTCATTTTGAAGATGCTGAGAGTAAGTAACTTCTGTTATTAATGCACTTTGATTTTCAGATAGTGGATCAATATCAACCCAATTACCATCTGCATCTTCATGATGATGTGGTGCATTTATTTCAAGAGAGGATGAATGTAATCGAGCATTCTCAAATAAAGTAATATCTGGATAAGGTATAATTGCACCTGGATCTAGTAATGCTAAAGGATTAGTAATTATTCTATCAAATTTAACTGTTTCGCCTGGTATCCAAGAACCAACAGACCCACTAATAATTATTTGACCAAGATCTAATTTTTTTCTAATAACCGTGCCTGTTGCGCCGGATTGTGTACCCTCTACTAAAGATCCTACTTTAAATATATTAATTAAGTTTGAGGTACCAGTTGGATTCCCAATATGTGGAACACCATTATCATCTGTACGAAAATTAAGCACTGTGTTAGGATAAGATTGATCTAATTGAGATTTTATGTTTCTATAAGTTAATGGCCAGCCCTGTCTTCGAAGATGATCGTTCATTAAATAGAATGTCCAATAATATTTCTGATCACCATACATTTTTGCAGATAGTACGTCTGGCCTATCTCCTTCTAAAATTTCATAATTTAAGTAATGTTGAAACGAATCTTTAAACTTATCTACTATATCAGCATAAGAAGATATGTTTTGAAAGATAGAAAATGCGTTATCTTCTTCACCAAATTTATATCTTACATTATCAAAACCTGCAAAGTATCCCATATTAGAATCCGTCCTGTATATCTTTTTTATTTAACAATTCATTTTCTCTTAAGGTCATCGATATAGTGGTTTCTTGAAAATGACCACCTTTGAAAAAAGACGCAGAAGGAGCATTAAATGTAGCTTGAAAATTAGTTAAATAACATGGTTTAAATCTTATAAAGTTTTTTCCACTATTGCTTTTTCCATAATGTAAACTAATTTTAATTTCATTTGGAAATCTATAACCAAATGGAACACTAATTCCACCAAGTGTGTCTGTATTAAATGCATCTGGATATAATTCAGTTCTAAAAAATTTAACAATTTCTGATACCATTTCTGCTTCTCTTTCAGATACAGGTTGCATTTTAAAGCTAAAAGAAAATGTTCTTAGTTGAGGTTTATCAAATAGCATAGTCATATTAGCCACAGGCGAAGTTCTTAATGTTCCTCGTACTGCTCCATCTATTGCTCCATTTTTACCAGCCATACCTGCAAGTCGTGTAGCACCAAGTCTTGCAGCATCTTGACTGACTGAACCTTTTAATGCATCATAAAGATTTCCTAATGATTGAAACCCACCAGATGCTAAAGATTCTATCATCCCTTGACCATTAGACATTCCTGCAGATGCTGCTCCGCCGATAAAACCAAGATCAGCAGTTGAATAACTAACACCATCTTGAAAAACAATACTAGAAGGCATATACATTTTACAACTTGATCTAGAATTTGTTTTATTTTCATTTGTAAGTATAGATTGAGCCTTAAATTCTGCAGGTGGGATGTCTCTTTCTCCCGCATTCGCTAACGTACCTGGGCCCTCAGCAGGCTGAGCGGGATCAGCAGGAACTGCATTACCAGTAGCAGCTGTATAAGTCGTATCACTTATAAATTTTATCATTTCTCCAATTGCACCTGAAGCGCCACCTCCTAAATTTGGTGGTGTCGTAATTACTGGTTGAAATAAAATATATGCTGGATATTCATTTTCGTTATGAAGAGGAAATTTTAATCTAGGAGATGCTTTCTTAGGTGCCGCACCCGTTTCAAAATCGAGAGCGCCTGACATAAGCCGTCTCTGTGTTCCTCTCAGCCTAGCAGTTGTATCTTCGATATTGAATACCATATTAGAATTTCCTATAAATAAGTCTAAATTATCTCAATTATATTTATATAGGAAACTATGAAAACATACTCAGGCAAGTTTAAACCAAAAAATCCAAACAAATATAAAGGAGATTATACTAATATAGTGTATAGATCAATGTGGGAGCGTCATTGTTTTAAATGGTGTGATGAGCAAAGTGATGTTATATCATGGTCAAGCGAAGAAGTTGTGGTACCATATTTATATGAAGTTGATAAAAAATATCATAGATATTTTGTTGATCTTAAAATTACATTTAAGAATAAAAAAACTATATTAGTTGAAATCAAACCAGATAAAGAAACGCGACCTCCCAAAAATCCAGGTAAAAAAACAAAACGTTATATTACCGAAGGATTGACTTATGTAAAAAATATGAATAAATGGAAAGCCGCAAAAAATTATGCAGATGATCGCAATTGGGAATTTCAAATATGGACTGAAAATACTCTTGATAAAATGGGAATAAGGCCAAAGGGCAAAAGTTTAAAACCACTGCCGGCAATGAAGAAACCTAAGAAAAAAGTATAAATAGATTCATGACAGAGATATTTAAAACACTAGAACTAGAAGCTTTTCGTGCTGGAATTACTCCTCGCACTAAGGAGTCGCGTGAATGGTTTCGCCGTAAGATAAACACCATGCGTGGAAGAGAATATCGTAGAATTAAACGTGGTCAATTGATGCAAGAAGATGAATTGACTCTTAATAATAACACTGATATTGGTAAAATGTGTATGTTCTTTTACGATCCAAAGCATAAAGATACCTTACCTTTCTATGATAGTTTTCCTCTTGTTATTATTATTGGCAAAGCAAAGGGTGGGTTTCTTGGTATGAATTTACATTACTTACCTCCACTATTAAGAGCTAAGTTTCTTGATGCTTTAATGGAAAATGCAAAAGAAGATGATTTCAATGTTACATATCGAACAGTAAAAGCTGCAAGTAATATGCAATATTACAAACCAACTATTAAACACTATCTTAAAAAACATTTAAGAAGTAGATTAGCAACTGTACATGCTCCGGAGTGGGAAATTGCAACTTTTCTACCGACAGCTTCTTGGCAAAAAGCATCTGGTCGTGAAGTATATAGAAATTCAAGGAGTGTACTAAATGGGTAATAATTCAATTTTTAATATTGATGCAATGAAGGGTGCTATGAAAGATGGTTTAGCAAGACCAAATAAATTTTTAGTATCTTTGCCTGCCGGTAATACAATTGGAAATGATAATAAAATATTTAAAGGTAGAGAAAGTAAAGTAGCAAATGATCTACCCAATAAACCTAATTTAACTTGGCTATGTAGATCATGTAGTCTACCTATAAATCAAATGTTAACATCTGAAAGACTGATTGGTATGAAACAAGAAAAAATAACATATGGATACGCTCAATCAGATGTTATACTTTCTTTTTATGAACCAAACTCTTGGCCTATAAGAAAATATTTTCAAACTTGGCAAGACACTCAAGTAAATCAAGATACTCAAGAATTGAATTTTAAATATGGAACAGCTAGCCAACCAGGATATGCAAAAGATGTAAGAATATTTGCAATGGATACAACTGGCAAAGCAACATATGGTGTTCTTTTAATAGATGCATTTCCTACAACTTTAAATGCTCAAGAGTTTTCCAATGAGAATAACGGTATTGTTGATACCACAGTAACTTTAGCTTATACTAGGTACCAAACTTTAGCAGTAGGATATGCACCAACCGCATCAAAAGCTGATCTAGACTTTGAAAATGGATTAGATGAATTTGTTGAAGTTCAAAAGAAAAAAGCTAAAGGACTAGCAAATGCACGATTATATCGAGAAAGAAATGATGCAACTGGATTAAGTACTAGTACATTTATTTAGCATAATTTTTTATAATTTTTAAACCATGAGGTAATATAATGGCACTACCAATTTTAAATGATACACCAAAATATGAAATGACAATTCCATCTACTAATCAAACACTTAAGTTTAGACCATACTTGGTTAGAGAAGAAAAAGTTTTAATGATTGCAATGGAATCTGAAGATACAAACGAAATGTTTTCAGCCATTATTGATACTATTAAAGCATGTGTATATGATCCCAAAAATTCTGTTGTTTGGGATTCATTAGCAATTTTTGATATTGAATATATGTTTGTTACAATTAGATCTAAATCTGTTGGTGAAACAAGTAAACTTAGTTTAAAATGTACTGAATGTGAGACAGCAAATGAACTTAAAGTTGATTTATCAGATATTGCACCAGCGATGCCTGATATAAGTAGCACAATTGTTCTTACTGATGATATTAGTTTAGAAATGCAATGGCCGGCATATGCTGATTTATATGAATCTAATATAGAAAAAATGAATTCAACAGATATGACAATGATGATGATTGGTAAATGTATTAAATATGTAAATACTGCAGATGATCAAATTATATTAAAAGACGAACCCCAAGCATCTGTTGATGCATTTATAGAATCTTTAAGTACTACTCAATTTGAAATGATTAAAAACTATACTGAACAAATGCCACAAATAGTAAAGGATATTAGCTTTACCTGCGTTAATTGTGGACACTATAATAATATTAAATTACAAGGAATGTCTGATTTTTTTTAGTTTGCCTCTCTCATGAAAGTCTCATAAACTTTTACAAGAGTAATTTCAGGATGATGCAAGATCATAATTATTCATTAAGTGAACTAGAAAACATGATACCTTGGGAACGAGAAATTTATGTGATGCTTCTTGCTGATCATATAAAAGAAGAAAACGATAAAGCAAAAGATCGTAAAAACGGTCTTATGTAATAGAAAGAATAGATATGGCAACTATAGAACAGTTAACACAGCAGCTCATTGATGTAAATAAGGATCAAGTTGTAGTCAATGAAGAAAATGTTGATGCAATTGATAATCTTACAAAGTCAGTTAATAAACTTCTTAAGTTTCAAAAAGATCAAAGTAAAAAGTCAGGTGCTGATTTAGAAGCTCAACGAGAATCTAATAGAACAATGTCAAGAACCACCACTAGTAGTGGCGATGTTAGTACTGCAGGGGGAGGCTTTGGCTTTGGCAAAATGGTAGCTACTGTTTCTGCTTGGGCAGCAAATTTTATCTTAAAATTTAAAAAATTCTTTAGTATGTTAAAAAGTCTTTTACTTATTGGAGCAAGAGCTACAGGTATCGGAGGTCTTATATTCTTAATTTATCAGACGTTTAAAGATATTGGTGATAATCCTATGTTCAAAGAAACAATGGAAAAATTAACTAAATTATGGAATGAAGATATTGGCCCTCGTCTTGAATGTTTTAAAGATTTAGTACAAGACTTTTTTCTTAATAGTTTAAATGTAGTAATTGATTCTGCTGAATCTATATTTTCTGGACTCGATGCGTTAATGGATGGCGAATGGAAACTAGGAATGAAAAATTTATTAAGAGGAACATTGGGATATGATTACGATACTGGAAAATTTGTTAACGAAGGTATATGGGGTGTAATTAGTGCATCCATAACTGGAATTTTAGGAATATTTGGTATTGAAACTACGCCAGCAGAATTAACAAAGGAATTGAACGAATCTATTACTAAAACCATTTCTTCAGTTACTGGATGGATTACTGGAATTGTAGACAGCATAACTACTTGGGTTGATGAAAGTAGCCAAATGTTAGGAGATGCCTGGGAAACTACTAAAACTTCTTTTAAAGAAAAGTGGGAAGCGTTTTCTGGATTCTTTACTATTGATATTCCACTCTGGCTTAGTTCTCGTAAACTAGATTTTGATTTATGGCTTGGTGATCTCAAAATATCTTTCACTAAGAAGTGGGAAGCGTTTTCTGGATTCTTTACTGAAACAATACCGGGTTGGTTTGAAACTACAAAAGATAAATTTGTAACAGCATGGGACGCTAGTAAAGATTTACTTAAAACTAAGTGGGATGAAGTAGTAAAATTCTTTACTAAAGATGTACCAAAATATTTTACTGATTGGCTTGCTACTGCTGTTGAAAACGTTATAGATCCAATTGCTGCAACCTGGGCCAGAGTAGTTGATTGGTTTCTCAAGGTTAACACCGATATTACTACAAAATATGAAGAGATTAAAGCTTTCGGTTTGAATATAATATCTGGAGTAAAAGATACTTGGTGTGATGTTGTTGAATTCTTTACTAAAACTATTCCAGATAAAATGAAAGAAACTTGGGAATCAATAAAAGCTTTTGGAGTCAATCTGTTAGGTACCGCAGAAACAGGTCTTAAAATGTATTGGGATTTTCTTGTTGATTTTTATACCGTTAAAATACCAGCCGCAATGAAAGCAGTATGGGAAATAATAAAAGCAGGTGGCACAGGTATATTAGATAATATTAGCGCAAAATGGGAAAGTCTTAAATGTTTCTTTATTGATACAATTCCAGAAAAAATTAGTAATTTTTTATCACCTCTAGAAAATTTTGATATAATGGCCAAAATTACTGAAGGCTTTGCTACAGTTAAAACCTTTTTTACAAAAACAGTTCCAGATAAGATTGCTGAATTTGATCCACTTAAAGATTTCGATTTAATAGGATCACTTACAACCTCAATATCTGAATTATTAGATTCAATTGTAAGTATTATTCCAAGTGGTGAAGCAATTAAGAAAATGTTAATAAATGCTGCTATGGCAGTTCCAGGTGGTGAAAAGGTATTACAATTAGTAGGATTGGTTTCAAAACCAATTACTCTTGATCCTAATAATTCAGCTGGAATGTCATTTGTAGGAGGAATGAATACAAAAATTGTTTCTGATGATTTTACTCATGGATTAACTAATGCAGAGCTTATGATAGGTGAGTCTAAAGCCAAATTAATATCGAAAACTATGCAAACATATGGAGTAGCTAATCAGGACGGATCTATATCTACAGTTAACAACGCTGCTGCTGAGAATTTTAGAAATAGGTTTAAAGCAGCCCAAACGCCAGTTGAGCTAGTGCAGTCAGAAAAAGAAACCATTTCAAATTTAACAGAAGCTATTAGCATAAACACTGCGACAATTGCTGCGGCGGCAGCACAGAGAATGGATGCCGCTGGCACTGGGAATTATAGTAGTATTCAAAATAATTATGTTGCTGCATCTCAAGGTTCAACTGATCCTGAATCAAGTTGGGTAAGTCGATATATCCTAGGACCTGCATGGAGAAATTAAAAAAAATGCCGGCAATTAAGCCGGCATTTCTCAGTTATATAGTTATATTTAATCGTTAACTAAATTAGCAAAATGTGACATGATATCGTCTTCATCATCTGAACTAGCTACAGCACTCATTGCAGGTTCAGGAGCTGATTTAATAGGTGGCGCTACTTTTTCTTCTCCAAGGCTACGCTCTTGGGCCACAGTGGGAGCTCCAGCAACTGCTGATTCTC